CTTGGTTCCGGTGGCGCTTCTGTTGGGAACATTAGCGTCAAAAATCTTGCCGGTGCAGTCACCTATTCTTATGTGCAATTGGGCTATGATGCAGCACGGCAAGGTATATACACGGTTCCATCTGGGATGGTTGGTTACATCAACCATTGGCAGGCTTCCAGCGGTACAGCTAGCGGTTCCCATTTCACCAGAATCGCGTTGCGTGCGACAGCACATGAGGGCAATCTTCTGCCCGGTGTATTTCCTGCAATTGACGAAGTCGGGACGCTGAATAACGGAATGGAAATCACGCTTCCTATCCCAATTCGCATTCCGGCAATGGCGGATGTAAAAATGACTGCCATAAGTGATTCTGCAAGTGCAAACGCGATCACAATGGGTGCTATCATGGGTTGGTTCGAAACACAATAACTTTCTTGATCCTTTTTAAAAGAATCAATTGCGATGATGAAATAAGTGTCGTAAAATTCAACTGTCTAATTATCCTATCTATAAAGGAATTTGTCCATGAAAAAGAGCCTCCGAATTTTTGTTGTTGGAATGGCGCTGATGGCACAAGCTGCTGTCGCCATGGCTGACGCTACTTATGCCTATACCAATCCAACCTACATCCCGACCGCCGTTTCTGATCCGGCAACCTATTCGGCACCTGCCGACTACGTTTTCCAGTCCAACGACATCAGCACTGCAACTGTTCGGATTAGCGGGACTTGTACTTCTTTGGCTTCCGCTGTTCAGGGAACAAACGATGGAACGAACTGGACGACCCTTCAGGCAATCCCTGTTGCCGGTGGATCGGTTGTAACTTCGCTTACTGGTGCCGGTTTCTGGCGTGCAAATACAGCCGGCTTCACCAAGTCGCGATTGCATATCACCGCGTTGACGGCTGCTTGCACTGTGGCAATGGCTGGTACTTCCTCGCCTGGCGCTTTGTATCTGATGAACCCGAATACGCAAACCAATCCAATCAGCATTGTTGATTCGACTGCTGCTTACAACTGGGCCATCAGTTCCCTTGGCATTGGTTCGGTGGCAATCACCAATGGCACCCAGACCATGCCAACCATGGATGCGGCCGCTCGTGCTGGCTTCGTTAAAATGACGGATGGTACTACGGTCGCCGGTGTTACTGTTGCTTCTACTGTGCCGGTTGCAGCAACGCCTGCTCTGGTGGTTGCTCAATCGCCGAATGTGATTGATCCTTGTGCATCTTCGATGATTGCCAAGTCCAGCGCCATCATCAATCAAAGTTCCAGCGCGACAACTAAGGTGGTTGATGTCTCGGCCTCCACAGTGATTTATGTGTGCGGTTTTACAGCAACGGCCTCAGGCACTTCCCCGGCCTTCACGTTCACCTCCGGCACTCACGTTTCGGCGGACTGCGACACTGGTGCGGCGCTCTTGTCCGGTGCCATGGTTCCTTCGGCCACTGTTGGTGTGGTGAGCGCCGGTTATGGCGGCACGATGTTCAAAACTGCCGCTGCCAAACAGCTTTGCTTGACCACTGGGGCAACTACCAGCGTTCAAGGTGTCCTCAGCTACGTCCAACAGTAAGACAAACATGGCACGCGGAACTTTCTTTACAACAAGCAATCTTGGCCCAAAACAGAGCTTGACACCGGAAGGTTTCCTGCTGTGTGAAGAAGTTTCGCTTGCCAGAACCGGGATGATGATTTACGGCCCGGACGAAACGCCAATTGAAGCAGGGCCGGATGGTGTGGCAAAGATTTTCCGCGAGGCTGAGGATGTGTTCCATCCTGACACCATTGCGAGCGCACAAGGCAAGCCGGTAACAAACGATCACCCGGATAATGATGTCACACCGGAATCTTGGAAAGAACTGGCTCACGGCTTTGCGATGAATGTTCGGCGCGGTGAAGGTGCAATGGATGATCTGCTATTGGCCGACTTGCTTATCACCACTCCAGAAGGCATTAAAGAAGTGCAGTCCGGAAAGCGTGAAATCAGCCTCGGTTATGAAGCTGATTACGAAGACTTGGCTCCCGGTGCAGGAAAGCAATCGAACATAATCATCAATCATATTGCATTGGTCGAACAAGGACGCTGCGGGCCACGTTGCGCAATCAGTGACAGCAAACCAACTTCAACGAAAGGAAGCACAATGAAAGGCAAAAACAAAATTCTGGACGCAATGATGCGCGCTTTCAAAGCGAAGGACGCCGAGGAAGTCGAAAAGATTGCCGAGGAAGTTAAGGACGAAGGTAAAGGCATGGGCATCGGTGAAGGCTCCGACACTCATATTCACATCCATGCTGCAGGTAAAGACGATGAAGAGCCCAGCAACATCACCCAAGATGACGAAGGTGGCGATTTTGCCGCGTTCAAAGAGCAGAACGATGCTGAACATGCCGAATTCCGTGAAGCGATTGCCGCCCTGCAAAAGCAGGTTGCCGAACTGGGTGGCGGCACTCGGGATGCTGACGAAGCCGAAGAAGAAAAGATGAAGAAAGAAGCCGCCGACGAAGTGCCAGAAGAATTCAAGGAAGAAGCTGCCAAAGCGAAAGACTCTGCTTACCTTGGCGATTCGTTCCGTGACACTGTGGCAATGGCTGAAATCCTCGTTCCCGGCATCAAGGTGCCAACCTTCGATCGTTCCGCCAAACCCGGCGCGTCCTTCAAGAAGATTTGCGGCCTGCGCCGCCAAGCTCTCGACCTCGCCTACGTGCAGCCGGAAACTCGTGGCGTTCTGGACGATCTGTTGGGCGGCAAGAAGATGGACGCCAGCAACATGACCTGTGACGCAGTTCGTGTCCTGTTCCTCTCGGCCTCAGCAATGAAGCGCAGTATGAATAACGGTGCTCGTGGAAATGCAACGGCTGACACTGGGGCGAAACAGGCAGGCCCGATGACCTTGGCAGGACTGAACGCCAAGAACCGCGAACGCTACGCCGACAAGTAACGAACTATTAATTATCAGGAGAAACACATGAAAACTCGCTCGAAAACCAAAGACGTTGCATTCGGCTTCCGCATGGGTGCCGGTTTTGCCGGTGACGTGAACCGTACCCATCCTGTCAGCATTGAGCCTTGCTTGATCGACTCCGTGTCGCCGCCGACCGCTTACGGCCAAGCCGTTTTGATCGACGCCAATGTCGATGCCGGAACCAATGGCGTTCGTCCTTACGTCACCGGCGACACTTCACAAGCCCCTTGGGGTGTAACGGTTCGCCCGTATCCCTCGCAACAGGCTTCATCCACCACGGACTTCGGCGGCGCAGCTTTCGGTGCAGCGACCCCTCCTATTTCCGGCGTGATCGACGTGATGCGTGCTGGTTACATCATGGTCAACCTTCCTTTCGGCGGCTCGCCTGCCAAGGGTGGCCCTGTATATGTTCGTGTTGCTACAACTTCCGGCAATCATATCATGGGCTCTTTCGAGGCAGCTTCCGACACCTCGAATAGCATTCTGTTGACCAATTGCGTTTTCAACGGCCCTGCCGATGCGAATGGTAATTGCGAAATCGCTTTTAATATTTAACCGGCTAACTCGAAAAGGACAATGCCATGAGCAAACGAATTCTCACTCGTCGTAAAACGCACGACATCATGACCTTCGATTCGGGCTTCCGCACGATCGATGCAATGGGCAACCAGCTCGGCAAGCCGCTGGGCAACTCGTTCAAGACCAATGACGGACGCACGGTGGACTCCACAGGTGCATTCCTCGTGGGTGAACTCGAACGTCTGGACATGACATTGCATGAGCCGCTGGCTGCTGTCACTTGGGGACGCGACATCGACCTGCGGGAAGACGTGAGCATCGCAGACGAAGTTTCCAGCTTTACGCTGTCAACCTTCGCTGCTTCCGGTTCGTTGGGCGCTGGCAACAGCATCGGCAACGGCAAGGCATGGATCGGCAAGGACACCAACCAGATCACCGGCATCAGCTCCGACATCGCCAAGATCCCTCACCAGTTGCGCCCATGGGCTATGGAGCTCAAGTATACCATTCTGGAGCTTGAATCCGCCGCCAAGCTCGGTCGTCCTATCGACCAACAGAAGTATGAAGGCTTGCAGCTCAAGCATCAAATGGACATCGACGAGCAGGTCTACATCGGCGACTTCAACACAGGCGACACTGGTCTGGTGAATAACTCCTTGGTGACTAACGTCAACAACCTGCCGAACGGTGTTTCCGGCTCCCCTCATTGGAGTCGTAAGTCGCCGGACGAAATTCTGGCCGATGTGAACCAGATGTTGACCTCCGTGTGGGCAGCTTCTGCATGGGCAGTCATCCCCGGTCGTCTGATGCTGCCGCCTGCTCAGTTCGGTTACATCAGCACCCAGAAAGTTTCACAAGCTGGTAACGTGTCCATCCTCAAGTATATTCAGGACAACAATCTGCTGACGACTTCCGGCAAGGGTAAACTGGAAATCCTGCCGTTGAAATGGCTGATCGGTGCTGGTATGACCGGCACCATCGGAACGACCGGAACGGTTGACCGCGCAGTGGTTTACACCAAGGAAAAGCAACGTATTCGCTATCCAATGACCCTGCTGCAACGTACTCCGATCCAGTACGATAGCATCTATCACAAGTCGACTTATTTCTGCCGCTTGGGTGCAGTCGAAGTTGTGTATCCGGAAACTGTTGGCTACTTCGATGGGCTGTAGGATTCTAAACTTTTAAACTGGAGAACACAATGGAAAATGCAGATACCAACTCCGTCCCGGCCCCATGGGCAACGGGCGGTGTTGCTGCCCCTGAAACCCCTGTTGCTGCCCCTGAAACCCCTGTTGCTGCCCCTGAAGCTGCACCAGTTGTGACAGCTCCAGTTGTTGAAGTGAAGACCAAAGGTAAAAAGATCGTTGACGAAGTTAAAGCGGATATTGTCAAAGTTGAAGCTGAAGTCAAAACGGTCGCCGGTGAATTCGTTGAAATGGTGACAGTGACCGTGCCGAAGGAATTTAAACTTCAGCTCGACCACTTCCGTCAAGTCATCTACAAGGCAGGCATTCAGGAAATGGAACGCTTGCATGCAGAACATTGGTGGGCAAAAGCGAATGGGGTTACGATCTACGACCCAAAAGCTGCGCCAGCTCCAACGGAACCTCCAACGGAACCGCCAGCAGCTCAGTAAAAGAAACCGGGCGGCATTCGTCGCCTGTTTTCAACTATTCTTACCGGAGGCAATATGCCACTCGAACAAAGCTCATCCAAAGAAGCCCTCCAACACAATATCGGAAAAGAAATCGCTGCCGGGAAAGATCCAAAACAGGCTGCTGCGATTGCCTATAGCACTCAAAAAGCCAATGATGACTACGTCCCCATGGCTGTCAGTGTTCTGCCTGAATCGGTAACGCCTGCGACCATCAACGAAGAAAATCGGAAATACTGGGGCACCCAGTTTTCGGGTTAATTCACAATGACACAACGCATTGACATTGGTGACAATCACGAAATTGTGTACCTGAATTACGGCGGGGAAGAGCGTGTTGCCATTGATGTTTTCCACAAAACAAAAGACGGGAAAGACTGTGCCGGTTTCGTTCCTTTTCGTGGCCGAGCATGGGATGCATGTTTCAGCGGTGAAATTGCAGCTTGGGATGTCCTGTCAATAGACCCCCTGACTCTTTCCCCGTCTATTTTGTGTCGAGCTTGTGGTGATCATGGTTTTATTCGTGACGGAAAATGGGTGCAAGCATGATCACAGCCCAAAAATTCCGCGCCGACTTTCCGGAGTTCTGTGACGCGGAAGTCTACTTGAATTCACAGGTGGACTATTACATCAAGCTCGCATATTTGATGTTGAATCCTAGCCGATGGGGCAACACGATTGATTTCGGTGCTGGCCTTTTCATTGCCCACAATATCTCATTGGAAGCTCGCGCTCAAGCCACTGCCGAGAATGGAGGCATCCCCGGAGAACAGACCGGCCCAGTGTCGTCCAAATCTGTGGATAAAGTTTCCATTTCCTATGACACTGGTTCGGGAGTTCAACCCGGCGCAGGGCATTGGAATTTGACGATCTACGGAACCCGGTTTACCCGGCTGGCAAGAATGATGGGGTCTGGCCCGATTCAAGTTGGTATCGGTGTCGCGCCAACCGGCAGCGGCAGCGCATGGTCTGGGCCAATTGTTACGCCCGGCTTCTCAAACTTTGGTTAAGGATTGAAAATGGCTATTCATGTTTATGTTGGCGGTGGAAGCAGCAATGGCAAGAAGACAAAAGATGCCAGAGAGGACACGAGCCTTCTTGATCGTGCCAGAAGCGATTTGAAGACATGCTATGACAATCTGCAGCGGTTCAATTCTGCTAACAAAACGGCAGAACGAAGCGTCGACAATGCAACCTCTTTGATCAGTAAGGCAATGGGTGAGTTGTTGAAAGCCAAAGACACAATGAACATTGACGGCTAAATGAAAAACGCCGCCCAACTTCTTGTCGACAAACTGCCAAAGCTGAAAATTGCTTTTGCCTCTTTGTCGAAACAAGATGTGTTGGTTGGTGTTCCTCGGGAAGACGGAATGCGGAAACCGGAACCCGGTGAATTGTCCACAATGACAAACGCAATGTTGGCGTACATTCACGACAATGGTTCCCCGGCTGCAAACATTCCAGCCCGGCCATTCATGCACCCCGGAATCGAAGCTGCCAAAGCGAGGATTGTGACTCAATTCAAGATTGCCGGCAAGAAGGCTTTAGACGGTGATGTGGCGGCAATTGAACAAGGCTTGAACAAGGTTGGCCTGTTGGCACAGTCTTCCATCCGCAACGCCATCAACGAGGGCATTCCTCCGGCATTGGCTACGGCAACCATCAAAGGGCGTATCCGGGCGCGCACTGCTGTGAAGGGCGCTAAGATGGAATTGGCAAGCAGGGAAGCAGGCAATGACGCCGGGACAGACAATGCAAAGCCTCTTGTGGCAACTGGGCAGATGCGCAACGCTATTAATTTTATTTTGAGGAAGAAGTAGAGTGCCCTTCCTAGACGTCACCTCCGTTCTCTTCGACCCAGACTTCGCTGACAAATTCAATGTCCGGCGCAGGGCAGAAGTGATGGATGAGCATGGGCGGTCAACACAAGTTGAGAAGTTGCTGAAAAATAAAGCTGGTGTCGTGACTGCCATCAGTCCGAACGACTTGAACCGCGCAGAAGATTACCAGACCATGACTCGAAGCATAAGCGTTATCTGCAAATTCTCTTTGCGCGGGGAAACACAAGGCTATCAGCCGGACATCGTTGTCTGGAAAGGTGGCAATTATCTGGTCAAGCATGTTGATCCTTACCCGCAATTTGGACAAGGATTTTATCAGGCGGAGTGCAGTTCAATGGACAAGTTGGAACAGCCAATCTAATGCCCAACACCAGCGCCTCCGGAGGCTTCCTCGCCCCTTCCCTTTCCCTTGCTCCCTTACAGGACGCAGCACTGCTTGACTTTATTCAGGCATGGATTGTCGGCTTGACCGGCCTGTTACCACAGAACATCCGTCCTCGTTGGCAACCGGAGCCGCCGAACATTCCTGCAGACACCGTGGATTGGGCGGCATTCGGCATCAAAAAAAGGATCAAAGACACCTACGGTGCGGAGTTGCACGTACCGGCTGCTTTAGGGTATAATGAAATTCGTAGGCACGAAGAACTTGACATTCTGGTTTCTTTTTATGGCCCAAATGCGGATGAGTCCTGCGATCTGTTTTCCGAAGGGATGCAGGTGGCACAGAACAGAGAGATCTTGACCCTGAACAACATGGGTTTGATTTCCAGCGGTGACGCCATTGTTGTACCAGAACTGTTGAAAGAGAAATGGTTAAGACGAGTCGACTTACCTTTTAGCCTCAAAAGACAGATAGTTAGACAATATGGTGTGCAGAACATTCTCACAGCCGACATCGAATTGAACAACGAGTATTACCTGACACCGATCACAGTTTAACGGGAGCATAATATGAAGGCTTTATCCATCAATCGCTTGGTCAATGTGTCGGTGAATCTGGCTCCGAAATCTGCACAAATGCAGAATATTTCGACGCTGTTAATTCTCGGCTCCTCCAGTGTCATCGACTCTGTTGAACGCTACCGGGAATATACCAGCATCGAAGATGTCACTGCTGACTTCAGTACGACCTCTCCGGAATACCTTGCTGCTGTGCTTTGGTTCGAGCAAGCGCCTCAACCTGTGTCATTGCAGATTGGCCTTTGGGCGAAGAACGCCATTGCAGGCGCATTGCGCGGCGCGACTCTTTCCGCTGCCCAGCAGTCTATTGCTGCTTGGAACGCTGTGACATCCGGTTCATTTGCTGTAGTCGAAAACGGAACCCCGCTTTCTGTGACCGGCTTGAACTTCAGCACGGCAACGAACTTGAATGGCGTTGCCTCAACCATCCAAACAGCACTGGCAATTCTGAGTGCTGGTTCGACCGTTGTATGGAATGCCAACTATCAACGGTTCGAGTTCACCTCCGGAACAACTGGGGCCACCTCCTCGGTGAATTCCCTCGAATTGCCGACCGCCACTGGCGCATACAGCTTTGCCGGGCAACCAGCAAACAATGACACTATAACCCTGAATGGCACTGTGGTCACTTTCGTCACCGGAACACCAGTCGGCCCTCAAGTCCAGATCAGCGCGGTTGATCTTCCCGGTACTCTGGTAAACTTATTGACCTTCTTACAATCGTCCACTGACACACAGCTTGTCAAGTTCAAGTATTTTGTCGTTGGTTCCGCGCTGTACGTTGAAGCAGTTGCCACAGGGACAGCCGGAAACGCCCTGACAACGGTGAAGTCTGGAACGAACATATCTGTCACTGGCGCAACCTTGGCAGGCGGTTCCGGAACCGACATTTCGACAATGCTGGCGGCAACAGCAACTTCTTCCGGTGCTTATGTTGCAGCCGGACTTGCTGCCGAAACGGCGCTGGCGGCGACAACCTTATTCGATCAAAACTACGGACAAAACTGGTATGGTCTGGTTATTGCCGGAGCTTCCAATTCTGATCACCTTGCTGTTGCCCCTTACATTGAGGCATCAGCAAGCAAACACCTGTATGGTGTGACCACAATGGAAGCCGGTGTCCTTTCTTCCGTGAGCTCAACTGACGTTGCTTACTTGTTGAAGCAGCTTGCCTTCAAACGAACAGCGGTTCAATTCTCAAGTTCGAATGCCTACGCTGTTTGTTCTTTGTTGGGACGAATTCTGACCACGAACTACAACGGCAACAACACTGTGATCACATTGATGTATAAACAAGAACCGGGAATCGTTCCTGAGAACTTGAATGTGACACAGATGTCGGCGCTGGAAGGCAAAAATTGCAACGTCTTCGTCGCTTACAACAACAACACGGCAATTGTCGAGCCGGGCATGGTTTCGTCCGGAGAATTTGTTGACACCATCACAGGGACGGATTGGTTGGCACTGGACATCCAGACTTCCATCTATAACCTGCTCTATACCACGACAACCAAGATCCCTCAGACCGACGCAGGCAATCACATGCTCGTCACCACAATTGAGGGCGTTTGCTCACAGGGTGTCACAAATGGATTGCTTGCTCCGGGAACTTGGAACACGGGAGGCTTCGGTGCACTGAATTCCGGTGACTTCTTACCGAAAGGATTCTATGTTTTCGCTCCGCCGATTGCCTTGCAGAATCCAGCAGACCGTTCGGCGCGCAAGTCTGTTCCAATTCAAGTGGCTGCAAAGCTGGCTGGCGCTATTCATAGCGTCGATGTAATCATCAACGTGAACCGCTAAGAGGTAATTCATGTCAACATATTCTTTTCTTGATTGTAACGTAGCGATTGTCGGCCCCGGTGGTGCCATCAATCTTGGCGCTGGTGCGGCCACCTCCGAAGAGGGCATCAGTGTAAATCCAACTGGTGACATCGACAGCATGCACATCGGGGCAGATGGAACTCCAATGCATTCTTTGCACGCAGACAAGTCCGGTGAAGTCTCGGTGCGACTGCTGAAGACTTCCCCCGTTAATCAACGGCTGTCCCAGATGTATGCTCTGCAAACGTCTTCCGGCAGCAACCACGGCCAGAACACCATTTCGATTTCCAACTCGGTGACACAGGATTCCATCACCTGCCAGCAAGTTGCCTTCAAGCGAGCGCCGAATCTGACTTATGCAAAAGAAGGTGGCACTGTGGAATGGCAATTCAACGCCGGCATCATTGATCGTTCGCTTGGGAGCCAGACGTGAATATAACGCTCGGCGGAAAAAACTATTCTGCCTTAAACCGGCTGGATGCTTTTACCCAGTTGCACGTCAGCCGGAAACTTGCTCCTGCTTTGCCCTTGATGCAGGGTATGGTCAACCCGGCCAATGCTGAAAAAGACAAGACACTTTTAACAGTCTTGATGCTTTCAAATGTGTCCGATGATGATGTTGAATACATCATCAAGAAGTGTCTTAGTGTGGTCACTCGGGAACAGGAAGGCGGTCGTCAGGCCAAGATCCAAAGTTCAGACGGAAGCCTCATGTTTGACGATATCAAGATGGAAGACATGTTGAAATTGACATTCGAAATTGTCGAGGAGAATCTCGGTGATTTTTTCAGAGACGCCCTAAGCGTTATGACGCCGGAGAAGCCAACAGAGAGCTAGACACCATGTCCGGTGAAGAGGACTGGTTGTTGCGTCCTGTTCTTCGCGGCATGTGCAAGTATGAATCACTGTTGGACGGACGCTTAGGGCTGGCAGACATTTCTAGAATGAATGAAGCACTGGATGTAGAAGCCCACAACCAACAGCTCTTGAGGTAATAATATGTCCGGTGGCTCTGCTGAAATCCTTCAATCTTATTTAGTTTCTGTCGGCTATCAAACAGACGCGGTCTCCCTGCGAAAGTTTGAAGATGGTCTGACTGCCGCTGGAAAGAAAGTCCTCAATGTCGGCACAACCGTTGCCGGTGCTGTATTGGCGGTTGAGGCGGCAACTGCTGCATTCGCATACAACATGCGCAAGGTCTATTTCGAGGCCGAACTAGCACAAACTCCTGTAAAGAACATGAAGGCGCTGGAATATGCCGGCAAGCAATTTGGCATTTCCAGCGAAACCATGGCCGGTTCCGTTAAGAACATGGCTTCCGCTTTGCGTCTCAATCCCGGACTGACTGAATATCTAAAAGCATTCGGGGTCAAAGTCGACCCAAACAACATCGGCAAAGCGACAACGGACATGGTTCGTGCGCTCAAAGATATGCCGGAATTTCAGGGTGCACAAATTGCCCAGATGTTTGGAATGGATGCTGATACTTTTCATTTGTGGAAAGAGCACATTGACGAAATGACTGCCAAGGAAAAAGAATACCTTGAATTACAAAAGAAGATGGGCATTGACCCTGAAAAGCAGAAAGGTGTTATCTTAGCGTACACCACTGCTCTGGACAAACTGGAAATGCGTTTGTCTTCTGTTGGGCAATTAATGCTCGCTAATCTGGTTGGCCCTTTTCAGACCGCCGCTCGTTGGTCTGATCATATTTTGGAAGGATGGGGAAGCATTTTCGGAGGTGAACTTGGTGTCAACATCTACAACAAGTTGCACGGCGGTAGTGCCAAAGGCCCATCGTCCTCTGGAAAGATCACAACACCTAACCACGTTTTTCTAGGTGGCCGTTTGCCCGGTGAGATGACCAACCTCCCTTCAGGCAAAGGTTTAAAGGCGCAGCTGAACGCTATAGAAAGCCGGTACAATCTTCCTCCCGGATTGTTGACAGGAACTTGGGGCGCTGAATCCTCTTTTGGGAAAAAGATGTTGAGTCCTGCTGGGGCGAAGGGTCACATGGGATTCATGGATGCCACAGCAAAACAATATGGAGTGTCTGATCCAAACGACTTAAATCAGTCCGCAACGGGGACTGCAAAAATGTATCAGTATTTGCTGAAGAAATATAAAGGCAACGCACAACACGCCATGTATGCTTACAACTGGGGAGAGGGTAATGTTGACTCTTGGTTGAAGACCGGGAAAGGTGTGAATGGCCAACCGATGCCAGCTGAAACAGCAGGCTATCCTTCCAGAGTTGCTAGCTTCGATTCCCGCCTTGGCGCAGGTGGAGGCGGTGGAGTTCAAATGGCCCAAACCACTAATATCAATGTGAACGGAACTGACGCCGCCTCGACTGCCAAAATGGTTACGGCATCACAAGATCGAGTCAACGGAAACATGGTTCGTGACATGAAGGTTGCAATGCGATGAGCAGCTTCTCCGGATTCGTGCAGGCAGCACTCCAACTTGGCCTAGAATCCCTTGTTGAGCATCCTAAGCGAGGACTGGTCAACATCGTTTCAGCAGACGGTTCTAGCCTGCCTGATATCGTTCCTCAGATTGTCATGGAAGAACGACATATAGATCAAATGGAGGTGACAGACCATCCCATAGAACAAGGTGCATCCATAGCAGACCATGCTTTCAAGCGCCCGGCTGAAGTGGTTCTTCATCTTGGCTGGTCGAACAGTCCTTCAGATAACGGCAGCTTGGTGAATGCCGCCATTGGTGCGGCATCTTCCGTCAGCCCATTGGTGCGTAAGGTTGCCAATGTGGTCGAGATTGGCGCTGGCATAATGTCAGCCATGAGCGGATCGAATGTTGACCAAGTAAATTACATTTACGGCAAACTTCTTGAGCTGCAAGAAACACGAGCACTTTTCGACATTGATACGGGCAAGCGGCAATACAAAAACATGGTCTGCAAAACGCTTACTGTGGAAACAGATTCCAAGACGGAATATTCATTGTTGGTCACAATGCACTGTCAACAGGTGATTATTGTGAACACAAGTGTCAAATCTGTTCCGAAGTCTTCGTTGGCAAGTCCTTTTGCCAATCAGAAAATTGTTGACAAGGGACTACAATCTGTGAAAACGGCAGTAAGCGGGATTGGAAAATAATGAGCAATAACGAAATTCCTCTTTCTCCGGACAACCAGATTTTTTCTATTGATTTGGCAGGTGTCACATATCGTTTGACGGTGTTATGGAATACCCCTGCTGCCGTTTGGGTGCTGGACATTGCCGACATCTTGGACAACCCAATTCTGCAGGGCATTCCGCTTGTTACAGGCGTTGATTTGCTATCCCCTTACCCTTACCTAAACTTTGGCGGGAAACTTATTGCCCAAACGGACAATGTACCAGATGTTCCGCCAACTTATAACGATCTCGGAATAACCGGGCATCTGTATTTTGTGACACTATGACAACCACAAACGATCAATGGATTCGCAAAATAGAATTGTTCATTGAGTCTGGGCCTGACCAAGAACTTCTCGATCTTTCTGAAATGCACATCAAGTTCACCATCCAGAATGCAAATGTGGAAAGCCCAAACACAGCAGTGATCCGAGTTTACAATCTCAGCAAAGCAACAGTTGCCCAGTTGCGAAGTGGAGAATTTTCTAAGGTCACATTAAATGCCGGTTACCAGAATGGCAACTTTGGTGCAATATTCAAAGGAACAACAAAACAAATCAGGATCGGTCGAGAGAATTCTACCGACACTTATTTGGACATCCTTGCTTCAGACGGGGATCTGTTTTACAATCAATGCATTGTTAATATGTCCACAGAAAAAGGACAAACACAAGCCCAAGAGCTTGCCAAGATGGCAAAGGACACGGATTCAAAAGTTGACACTTCTGCCTTGTTGGTTGACAAACAGCATGTTCCAAACATTCGAGGTTCTGTTCGCTTCGGTATGGCGCGGGCAATGGTCAGGAACATTGCATCGACGCTAGATGCTTCTTGGTCACTCCAAAATGGCATCGTCATGCTGATGGACAAAAAAGGATATCTGCCCGGTGAAACTGTTGAGATAAACATAGGAACAGGTTTGATTGGAATGCCGGAACAGACGGATGAAGGGATAAAACTGAACTGCCTTTTAAACAGTCGGATCCGAATTGGTGGCCTTGTGAAGCTCAACAATGATGAGATTATACAATTGATGCAGGCTGATCCAAATGCTGTATATCAACAGCCTTATAGCTCGTGGGCAGGAGTGCAACCGCTGGCACCTTTGAATTTGGTGGACGGAGTTTATGAAGCCTTTGTTGTTGAACATGAAGGCGACACTCGTGGACATGCGTGGTACAGCAGGATCACGTGTCTTGCTATGGCACCTTCCACTTCCCCAGTGACAGTGAAAGCGAAACAATAATGGATCGGCGTGAACGGATTGAAAGTCAACAGGACGCCTTGTTGGTGGCGCTAGAAGGTTGGCAGTCAAGCATGTGGACAGCCATGCCCGCAATCATACAGTCTTTCGACCCTGTTTCGATGACTTGTGAAGCTCAACCAACAATTCAGGCAAAATTCACTTCCCCTGTTGATGGTTCTGTTTCGTGGATGTCACTTCCACTCTTGTCGGACTGTCCGGTGTTCTTTCCGTCTGGCGGGAACTGCACCCTTACCTTCCCAATCAAAGCCGATGATGAGTGCTTGATTGTTTTCGCTTCTCGCTGCATAGACTCTTGGTGGAATTCAGGGAAGGTTGACGGCCAAGCAATGTTGAGGATGCATGATCTTTCAGACGGATTTGTCTTTGCTGGAGTGCGTTCAAGACCGCATTGGCTCTCTGGTGTGAGTACGACAACTGTTCAATTGCGTAGCGACGATGGACAAGCGTTCATTGAAATCAATCCAACTTCCCATCTGATCAATGCTTCAACACCCGGCGCAATAACCGCCGAATGTGCGACTGCCCATGTCACAGCAAGTGCCAGCGTGACGATAGATGCTC